ATCATTAATCATTCTATAATTTGAAAGGTAATTCGCCACATTATTTTTTAATGTGTTTGAAACAACCTCAGTTAAAGACCCTGATTCATCATATGACAACATTTGAATAATTATTTTGTTATTTTGTTCAGTAATAGCCACTTTAGCCGGTGCACCATATTGAGAAGGCATTGTTCTAATAATAGATTCATAATCATTAACGGTAACCGCCCTATTTTGAGCAGAAAAATTAAACGAAACCATATTTCTAACTTCTTCCGTTGTTGGGAAGTCAGCTCCACCAATTGCCGCAGTAACATTTGTACATCTTAATGAATTAACAACCGTCGTATTAACACTTTCTGACGGCCCATTAACAAAAAAGGATACTGTACCAACCTGAGTGATTGTATTTACCCCTAAATTACTTCCAGTACCACCACCAACTCTATATTGAACAAATAACGTAGTATTCGCCTTTAAAGCACTACCTAACCCTAAATTATTTGAGTATTTATTTAAATTTAAAGTAAAACCGTTTGACGCAAACTCTCTTAATTGTTCATCAGACGATTGATTACCACCACCAAATGTCATCTTTAAAAATCCTTCCGGAGTAAACTCAGAAATAAACTTATTACTTGTCTGTACGTATTTTCCAACTTTAATTCCTGGAGAATCCGACACTTTAGTTGGGTCTTCCACAAAAACCCTATCTTCGGCCAACGCTTGAACCTCATACCATTTATTATCAGTACCTAAAAATTCTTGAGATGAAGGTACGTTAGTGTATTGAGTTCCGTCCTTTAATAAAACACCCGTAATACCTAATACATTTTTTTCAGGTAAAAATAATTCATAAAAAGGTTTAACATCATTAGGTGTTATAACTTTTTTAAAGACTTTAGTTAAACCATTAACAACAGTTTCTCGTTTAGTAATGGTGTAATTAAGTATTCTATTATTTGAATCAAAATTTGGGATTTTTAATCTATTAGGATATCCTTCTGCATTAATTGGTGACGCAAAATCAATTTCATATACCGTCTCAAAGACTTGTCCAGCACCGTTGAATTGGGAACCTCTTCTTAACACCCCACAATAACTTAAATCTTCTTTATCTCCATAAGCAGGAACCGTAATTGAGAAATCAATTAACGCAACTGATGGTCTCATTCCCGGAATTTTTAATCCATAGGTTTTTGCAATATTATAAACTGACGACCTTTGTTGAGCGTATTGTAATACAGTCTCCTGAACACTTCTATCAATATTAAATTGTAAGTTATCAGTTACCGCAGCATTTAGGTCTAATAAAACCGAAAATACCGATGCGTCATTAAAATTCTGAACAGTTTCAGGATAATAAGTTTTAGTAAAATTTATAAGTTCCGTTCTAATTGATTGGAAATCTCTTGTTGTGTATGAAATCTTTTTATTAGCCATAATATTATATATTAATTATTACAAAATCGCTAGTATTAAAAACATCATCTGTGATAATATAATCAATCCTAACTTTAGCGGTATGTTCTAATTGACCAATACCAGGTACTCTAAAAACTCTATCATTCTCACCATTAACATAAGACCCTTTATCTTCTTGTCCGTCAGAAGCCGCAGTCACACTAATATTAGTAAGTTTTAAGTTTGGCATATATAGGTCAACAGCGTCACGTATTTCAGATTCTATTTGTGAAAATGTAGGAGTATCTAACGGGTCAAAAAGAAATTCGTATAATCTTGTTCCAAAATCAGGTAAATAATATCTCGAACCTTTTCTTGTTAGTAAAAGATGTATTAAATTATTTCTAATCTCTTTTTCGGTTGTATTAGATAAATCTAAATATTTCCCATCAAAAGAATCTCTGAAAGGAAAAGTTAACCCATATGTTGTACCATCTGCCATAACTATAAATATAGTGTCGTCATTATTTTTTATAAATACCCCCAAAATAAAAAATCACGACCTAAGTCGTGATTTATATTCTAATTAAGAACCACATCCGAAACATTCAAATTCCGTATCTGTTGGTTTTTGAGTTAAATCAACAGTTGGTTTCTCAATTGATTTCGGTTGACCTACTTTTGAGATGTCTACCGCCAAGTGTTTAGCTCCGGTTGATATTGCCTTTGTTCTAACATAATAACAAAGAGTTTTCAACCCTTTACCCCACGAATGGAAGTGTGATGATGATATCTTTGATAATGTTGGATTAGACATATAGATATTCATTGATTGTGATTGGTCAATGAATGGTGCTCTGTCAGCCGCCATATCAATAAGTTCTCTTTGAGATATCTCCCAAATTGTTTTGTACTTTGGAATTAAATGCTCAATTCTTTTAACTTTCTTGTTGTAATTTTTATCTTCTTGGTCAAGATAATTATTAAAGTTAATATTTTGAATTGACCCTTCATTCATAATGATTTCGTTTTTCAAATCTTCAGACCAAATACCAATTTTCTCAAAATCATTAATTAAGTATTTGTTAACAATTAAAATTTCTCCCCCAACTACACGACGATTAAATAATGCCGAGTGAGCAGGTTCTGTCATTTCAAATGAACCTGTAATCTTAGCTGAAGATGCTACCGGCATCTGAGCCGTAAATAACGAGTTACAAACCCCGTGGTTGGATACTTCCAATTTAAGTGAATCCCAATCCCACATTCTTCCTAACCCTTCGTAATCTAACCCCCACATATCAAATTGGAAAATACCTTTTGACATCGGAGACCCTTTAAAGAATTTGTATGGTTTGTATTCACCTGTTTTACATAATTCCATACTCTCGGTGATTGCCGCGAAGTAGATTGTTTCAAAGATTTCTTTGTTTAATTGTTTTGCCTCTTCAGATGTGAAAAGATAATCCATTAAAAAGAATACATCCGCAAGTCCTTGTGTTCCAATAGCAATTGCTCTTTGTTCTAACCCACCTTTTCTTCCTTGTTCCGTTGAATAACTGTTGATGTCAACGACTTTGTTAAGTGCTCTAACAACCTTTCTAACTTCACTATAAAGTAATTTGAAATCAAACTCTCCTTTAACAATAAAATTCTTCAATACCATAGATGATAATGTACAGATAGCTGTAGTAGTTTCATCGGTGTATTGGTAAATCTCATTACATAGGTTAGATTGTTTAATTACCCCAATATTTTGATGATTTGTCTTTCTGTTGGCACTATCTTTAGAACATAAGTAAGGAACACCTGTTTCAACTTGAGATTCTATAATTTTATTCCAAATTGTCTGTGCTTTCACTTTTTTACCTAAACCAAGCGCAACAGCTTTGTTATAATTTGATTCATACTCATCACCATAAGCTTCTTGTAATGGTTTGATACCAGCTTTGATAATATCATTAGGACAGAACAAATACCAATCATCATTATTCTTAACAGCTTCCATAAAGTTGTCCGGTAACCAAATTGAGGTAAACAAATCTTTTGCTCTCAATTCTTCAGCCCCCGTATTTTTTTTGATTTCAAGTAAATCAATGATGTCTTTATGCCAAGGTTCAATGTAGATAGCGGCACTTCCCGGTCTTCTACCTTGTTGATTAAAGAATCTTAAACCTTCGTTAACAATCTTTAAGTATTTCAATAAACCACCAGCAAATCCACCTGATGAATTAATACGACTCTCTTTACTACGAATGTTTGACATACATAATCCAATACCTGCCGCGTCAGATGAGTAAGTTGAGATATCGTTGAATGTTTGTAATAACCCTTCTCTTGAATCCCCGTGATTGTATTTCAATACACAAGACGCTAGTTGAGGTGTTTTAGTTCCCGCATTAATCATAATTGGTGTAGCGGGAGAAATCACTTGATTAGACAATGATTGATAATACTCAACCGCTTGTTCAAATGATTTAGTAACCCATAAAGCCACTCTCATATACATATGTTGAGGTCTTTCAATTACTCTACCTTCAGGATTTTTTAACAAATACATTTCTTGTAATGATTTCCACGCAAAATAATCAAAATTATAATCATTCTCGTGATTTATTACAGAATCAATATTTTCTGTACCATATTGTTCAATAGTTTCCATTAACTTATCGTTGATGATACCATCAACGTGTAATGTGTGCATTGTGTTACAAAAACTATCATCAGTTTCTTTGTGGTATGCAGAAATAGCCACAGAAGACGCCAATCTTGAATAATCGTGGTGACTCCCGGTATATGCCGCAGCAATCTCGTAAACTAATTTATCCAACTCTTTGGTTGTAATAACACCCTCTGTTGGAACTGAAGTAATCACCTTAATGAATACCTCATCCGCGTTTACGTTTAATCCTCTTGCGGCACGTTTAACTCTATTATAAATTTTTTGGGGGTTGAAAGAAACTTCGTCACCCCCTCTTTTTCTTATCTTTAATGACATCATATTAAAAATCCTCCGTAAATGTTAATGACTCACCTAACTTGGCCTTTTGATACTCCATTGTTCTTGATTCAAAGAAGTTACCTTTTGTTTCAACAGCAATCTGTTCCATAAATTTAAATGGTTGTTCCACATTAAAGTGTTTTTTACATCCAAATTTAACTAATAACCCATCAGTAACAAACTCAAGGTATTGTTTCATTAAGTTAGAATTCATACCAATTAAAGATACTGGTAATGATTCAGTAATAAATTCTTTTTCAATCTCTAATGCAGAAAGTAAGATTTCTTTGATTCTTTTTTCTGTTGGTTTGTTCTCAACGTGATTGTTAATCAAATGAATTGCAAAATCACAGTGTAAATTCTCATCTTTAAAGATAAGACTATTAGCATTACACAATCCTTGCATAATTCCTCTTGATTTCATCCAAAAAATAGAACAGAATGAACCTGAAAAGAAAATTCCTTCAACCGATGCGAATGCAACTAATCTTTCTTGAAAAGAAGCGTTCTCAATCCAATCAAGAGCCCATTTAGCTTTCTTTTGAACTGCCGGCAATCTATCAATAGCGTGGAAACATTCATCTTTCTCTTTATCATCAGACACATATGTATCAATCAACAATGAATACATTAATGAGTGAATGTTCTCCATCATAATTTGGAATCCGTAAAAGAACTTTGCTTCTGCATATTGAACCTCTTTTAAGAAATTCTCAGCCAAGTTTTCATTTACAATACCATCAGACGCTGCGAAGAACGCTAATATATTTTTAAGGAAATATCTTTCATTGTCAGATAGGTTTTCCCAATCTCTAATGTCGTTAGATAAATCTACTTCTTCAGCCGTCCAAAAAGCGGCTTGATGTTGTTTGTAAAATTCCCATATATCATTATGTTCAATAGGGAAAATAACAAATCGGTCATTATTTGGTTCTAATATTTTTTCTTTCATTTTTAAATTAATTTTGTGTTTGTTCTTTTTGTTTTCTTTTGTCTAACAAGTCTTTTATTCTTTGTCTGTTTCTTTCTTCGGTTTGTTCTTCTAATCCTAAGAAAGTCACTGAACTCTCTGTATCAATCTCCAACATACCGTTATCAAATTTACAATTCTCAAATACAACACCATCATCACCAATACGTGATTTAGTAATTGCAATTGTTGCTAATTTCATCTCTTTTTGTTGTAAAGATTTAGCCACGGAAATAATTACGTGTCCAACCTGAGCTTTTTTAATAGACCCACCCATTTGGTCGGTAGTTACAACATCCGAAGATATTGAACTTCTA